TCGCATTTGTCGCGCGCCTCGCTCAAGCTTATTTGCGGAAACGGGCCGAACGAGATTGTGTTTTGCTTTTTCGTGACCGGCCGCTGGTAGTAGAAACGCCAACCGCGGGCGCCGCTCGGCTCGATATAGAGATAGAGGCCGCCGCCGTCGCGAAGCTTTTGCAGCTTGTCGGTCGGCGCCGTATTGCAAGTCGCGTGATCGAGGAGTCGCTTGAAATCGTTTCTCATGTTAGTTGCCTTCCGTTACTTGGCGCGTTTGATAGCCCTTGCGGTCGCAATGCGAGATCATTGCGTCGCGCTCTTGTTCCGTTGCGTACGAGCACTCGATCCACTCGTTGCGTTTCGAGCAATGCCATTCGATGACGAGTCCCTTGGCGATACGGGCTGGCCGTACCTTGAGGCGGATAGTCTCGGCGAGTTGCGTTGTCATTTTAACTCCGACGATAGGCTCCCAAAACCTACCAAGTTTGTTGTCCGGTGCGGGCCGGTCGTTGCCGGTTCCGTCCGGTTGTTCTAGGTCGGTAAGTTGTTGGGAGACAAGCCCTTACCGGTGATTACCGGCGGTTGCCGGTCATTGCCGATAGATATAGGGCGTCTCGCGCCGTCCGTCAATATGTCGCATAAAGGCCCATTAATAGGGGGTTTCTGTTAACGGCCGTCGGGGACCTCCCAAGAATCCTACCAAAAACGCCTAGTATAATGTAATTCCGGCAAATACCGGCAAATACCGGCAACGGTAAGGATCGCTTACGTTAATGATTGCGCCAAAATAACTTGTACTAGGCGCCGGTGGCGTCTAGCTAGGCGGCATGAAACACACACCCATGCCGACTACCGGCCAAATCGTTTGCCCGCGTTGCCGCTCGACCCAGGTCCATGCCGAAAAGCGCGGCTGGAACCTCGCGACCGGCTTCCTCGGGTCCAGCAAGATCATGCTCAAGTGTCTGTCGTGCGGTTGGGAATTTGCGCCGCCCGAGGACCCGCGCACCAAATGGACGCGCTGGATCGTTGCCGCGCTGATCCTCGGTTTTCTCGTCTATACATTCGGCGGTCACTGAAATGGAAATCTTTATGATCGCGATTTGCGCTTACGCATCCGCCAGCGCGCTTGAGCCCGAACGCTGTACGTTGACCGACGGCCGCAATGCGCGCGTATTCCACTCGGCCGCCTCGTGCGAAGCGGCGCGCACGAATGGCGGCTATCACGATTTTGGCCTTGCGAAATTCCGGTGCCTCGCCAAAACCGTGCCGACGTGGCAAGTCGTAAAATAATTAAAGCCGCTTGAGCAAATGCCGCAAATACGCGGCAACCGGACCGGGCACCGCACGATCACCCTTTCGCCAGCGCACGACCGCCGAGCGGTCGACGTCGAGCAACTCGGCGGCGCCGCTCAGGCTTAATTTTAGCCGCTTCATGGCCGCCTTGAGCTCGGTCGCGCTCATTGGCCGTTTCGTCATGCGTGCTTGATAACGCCTTATAGGTGCCATTGACAACGGGCGCCATTGGCACCTATATCAGCGGTCAGGTGCTCGGGAGTATTGCCACAACATACCGATCATCGGCGCGGCGAGGTCGTCCCCTATTCGGCCTCGCCGCGCTCTTCAATGTGTGGCGCAACCAACGAGGACAAAATGAAGAAACTTGCTCTTGCTCTTGCCGCCCTGTCGCTGCTGGCGACCATCATCCCCGCCAGCGCAGGAAGCCGGATTTGCACCCGCACCTGCAATCCGCAAGGCACCTATTGCACAACGACCTGCTACTAGCAGCCGCGTTTTCATTACCAAAGCAAAACCCCGGTTCTGCCGGGGTTTTTTATGAGGGAAGCAATGTTCTTCGCCGCATTTATCATCGTCGTCTGCCTTTTCATCATCGTCTTGGTGGGTTGGTTGCTCCTGAAACTTGATACTCCCGGCGACAATTGAACCAAAATGAAAAAACTGTTTCGCCTTTGGCGCGCCCGCGTGTTCGGGTTTTCCATCGGCGAATGGGACCTCATGCACCCCGTTCGCCGTCACGGCTCGCTATATGTCCGCCGCCTCTTGTCGAATGGCGAGTATGACTATCGGCCAATGACCGAAATCGAAATGCGTGACTACCTGCAAGCCGACGCTTGGTAATAAAAAAGGCCCGCCCATTACGGGCGGGCCGAGGCGTTTCATCGTCGGAGAATCCCCCGCTACAGGCGCGGGCCGCCTATCGCCCGGCGTGGAGGGTGCCGAGGCGCCGGGCAATTAACAATTCGGTGGCGTCCATTTCAACGCATCGACGCGGGCGCGTTGGTACGCAACAATTGAACTCTGCAAGCCAGCCGCGGCGCGTTCGGGTTGCAAGTGTGGGTCCTTGAGCCAACCGGCGAAAAGGTGTTTGACGTTGTCCTTGAACGCATCGTCAACCGCCGCAAGCACCTGAGCGCGGATATGGACGCGATCCTCGTCGTTGACGCATGTCGGCTTTGCCGGTTCCGCGTCGCTTTGCGAGTAGATCATGCCGCCGACCGCCAGCGTCATCACAACGGCAAAGCCGACTGCTTTTATCACGCGGCTTGCGCGACCTGGTACTCGCCGGTGAGCACGGCGGCGATCGCCGTCGCGATTTCGCCAAAGCGCGCGCGATAGAGCTCGGCGTCGGCCGAGCTATCGACAAAACAAACCTCGATTAAGATGCTCGGCATTTGCGTCTGGTTGAGGAAATAGAGGTCGGTCCTTTTCTTGGCGCCGCGGTTGATAAAGCCGACCGAGGCGATCGCGCTCGCGACATGGCCGGCCAGCGTCGCTTGCGTGACGTACAGGCACTCGGTCCCCATTGGCGACGTCGTCTCGACGTAGGCGTTGAAATGCACCGAGACGTCGAGGTCGCGCAAATGCGAATTATGATAGTCGACGATCGTATGCAGGTTTTCGTTTTGACTATGGCTCGTGTCGTCGTGAAATGTGACGACGTCGACACCGTGATCGCGGAGCTCGTCGGCGACAGCCTCGACGACGCGGCGCGCCTCGTCGACCTCGTTCAAGATGCCGACGGCGCCAGGGACATGCTTGCCGTGACCGGACGAGATCACGATGCGGTCAAAGGCAACCGGCACCGAGCCGCGCGACGTGTACGGGAAAACGACCTCGACCTCGTCGTCGGTTTGGATGCCGAGGGCTTCCATTGCGCCGGGCGAGATATCGGCGACGCGCCCGGTGTCCTCGTGCGGTCCCCAATCGGCCGGATAGACCTTGATCGAGCGGCCGGTTTTCGGCGCGGTGACGAGCGCCATTTCCTCGAGCAAAACCGGCGTCGGCGTCTCGCTGTAATCCCATCGCGTCGCGATGTAATACGCTTGCGGGTTGAGCCGGCGCGCGAGGCCGGTCGTGCCTTGCGGTTGATAGCTCAGGAATAAATGCGGCGCGGTGTCGACGTCATAGATAAACGCGAGGCCCTCGTCGGGCGCGACGCCTTTATCATTCGGCCCGCCGAAATGCGAAACCTTGCCCTTGAGGTTGAGCGTCATTTGCGTTTGCGTTTCGGTTGCGGTGCCGCCTTGTTGCCGAGAAACTCGCCGAGCGTCAGCGGCGGCGCGCCTTCCAGCGAGCGCAAGCGGTTCTCGTGATCGTAGAGCACCGTGGTTTCCGGCGCGGCCTCTGGCGGCACTTCCGGAGGCGGCACATACGGATCGGGCTCCCCGCCGCCGGCGAGCCATTGTTCGTATTCGGCGCGGTCGCGGTTGGCCGGATCGTTGGGAATGTGCACCTGATCCAGCGTGCGGATGACGACATCGGTTGCGGTGAGTTGATATTCTGCCATTAGAGCCTCGCGTCGAGCGTAATAATTGATCCAAGTTCATAGGTTTCAGTCCCCGGCGCTGCTGCTCCGGTAGCACCCACAATCTGGTACCCTAATCCGTTAGGGGTAATGCCGAAAAAACCGCGAGAGGCTAGGTTGGTTTGTGTGCCAATAGTGGTTGTAGAAGCAGCAGGTGACGCTCTCATGTAAGGAAAGTTTACAGTGACTGTCCCGGCAACACCGCCTCCAATTGATCGAAATTGTATAGAAACGCCAACCCTGTTGAAATACCGCTGACACGTCACCAACTCTTGATCATAAGGCCGCATCACAAACGGCGTCGCGCTCGCTCCGCTTTCGAGCTTCACGGTGCCAAGCGTGCCGTTATTGAACTCAACCGACATCACCGTGCCAGCAGTCTGTCCAGTAATCAGCAAAGGACTAGCCGCATAAGACCCGGATGGCGTCAGCGTGTTGACACCAGCGCGAGCTTGCGCGGTGCCGGTCCAACTCAGGACATAAGACCCGCCAACGACGTTGACGTCCTCGATTGGCTGAATAAGAGACTTGCCGGATGCTATCGTTATTTGCGTGCTGCTCTTGAGTTGGGTGAAAGAATAATCACCCCCGCTTGCACCAGCTTTCCACTGGTCATGACCATACGTCCCCACACTTAACGCAGCAGCAGAAACATAACCAACCTGGTTAACTCGAAAATCTCCATTGATGATAAGAGTTGCGTAACGCACCGCGCCAGCGACGGCGGCGGTGACAAATGCGGTCGTCGCTATTGACGTATCGTTGTCGCCAGCGGTCGGCGTCGGTGCTTTCGGATCGCCAGTAAAGATCGGTGAAGCGAGCGCCGCACGCGAGGTATCGCTCGGATGAATATGGTCCTGTCGCGAAAACAGCATCGACGTGCCGACCGTCGCGGTGCTGTCCATGAGCGGCGGCGCGGTGCCGGGCGCGCCCGCACCGTCCGCGCCTGCTGGACCTTGCGGACCTGTCGCACCCGTTGGTCCTGCTGGTCCCTGCGGCCCCGGCACGGTGCTTTGTGCGCCGACCGGTCCTTGCGGTCCCGGTGGACCAGCGTCGCCGGTATTTCCTTTCGGCCCTTGCGCGCCGGTTGCACCCGTAACGCCGGTTAATCCGGTTGGGCCTTGCGGCCCCTGCGGTCCCGTTATGCCGGTGTCGCCCTTTGGCCCTTGCGGACCATTCGGGCCGGGATCGCCTTTCGGCCCTTGCGCGCCCGGCGGTCCTGTCGGTCCCGGCGGGCCGCCCGGCGTGCCGGGAGGGCCGGGCGGTCCCTGGTCGCCGGTGATGATGGTTTCGACGTCGTCGGGCGAGAGCACAACGACCGGCGGTTGCGGGTCGGTGATGGTGACGTCGCTCGACGTCGTGATCTCGACCGTGCTCACCGCGTCGGCCCCGCATTATTGACGAGCGTGCCATTCCAGATTTTTGTTTTCATGCCGCCGCGCGTCATGATGTTGGAATGGTCATAGCTGCCGAGGTCGAGGCGCTCTAGCGCGTCCTGGCGGATCATAACCGTAAACAAACCATTGACCGGATCGGTCATCACAATCTCGCCGGTGTCGGTGCCGAGCCGCATCACCGCCTCGGCATCCTCCGCGTGACGGCGCAACATCATTTCCAGCGACGCGCCGGTCATGTCGATCGGCGTACCCGACGACGACATGACGTATTGAAAGGTGCGGTAGAAATCCGCGTCGTTCTCGACGATGATATTGACGGTCGCCATGTTTACGGGAACGTGTTGGAGATTGCGGCAAAGGCCGCGTCAATCTGCGCCAGCGTCGTGATGGTGCCGCCGGTGATCGCGGCAAGGTTGGTGCTCTCGCAGACGAAGCACGACTGCACATAGTTCAAGGCATCATTATGCAACTTGGTGATCTTGGTTGCATCCAAGGCGGTGAAAGAGCCATCCGCCATTTTCCACTGGAATGTCGCGGCGGGATTCGCTTGCCCATAATTATAGGAACTGTTGATATCATTGACGCTTGCCTCGTCACTCATAAATGTCGCTGGCGACAGGCTGGTGATGATGATGCCGCTGTTTCTGCGCCGAAACCTCGCATCAGCGTTGTAGGTCGGCAGACTGCCGGCTGGAAATTGTGCCGCCAGCACAGCATACAATTCAGTCATCGACGCAATCGGCGTCGTGTAGTGACCGCCCACCGCTTGCCAATCAGCATAAGCTTGATCGGCGACCGGCACCGACATGGCGCGCGCGCTTGACCAAACATGAGTGGCATCGCCGCCAACGGACCAATACCAGTCTGCGAGTTTGCTCATGTGTATTGCCCTCCCGATGCGGTGGCACCTGCTATCGTGCCGGGATAATAATTCGGCCCGCCGCCATAGCTGTTGATCGTTGAATTTGCCTCGGCAAAATACCGCGTCCCCGAAACATTGCCGCCGCCGATCAGCGCGCCAAAAATTAACGACGCGGTTGAGTTGTAGGCGGCATGGACGAAATAACCGAAAGTGACAGCCGCAACGATAGTCACATCAGGACCGGCAAAGGCGTTTGCAATGAACTGCGACGAACTGATGATGTTGAGAAATGTTTGCGAGCCGCCACTGACCCGCCAGGTACAATGCGGGTTATAGTTACCGATCACACTGCCCCAATTCGCGTAGAGTGATGGACCTGTGCAGGGACCGAACTCCATGTTATCGAGCTCAACAAATGTGCCGCCGTAGGCGGTCGCGACACCGGCCATCGCCTCGGCGGGCGTTATCGCCCCGCTGTTGGAAATCTTGAAGCCGCCGAGATTGACGCGGTTGCCTGTGGCAATCTGAATCGCGGTGACGTTGCTGCCGAACACCGTACACGCTGCCGGGTTGCTCCTGTTGCCCCACACTTCAATGGTGCCCGAGCCGTTCTGCGTCCCCATAGAGAAATTGGCATAGCTGCCATCGGCGACGTTGATAGTGAATGTGTAGCCGTTCATATTGTAGAGCGGGATCAAATTGCACGCGCGCTGGATTGTCTTGAACGGGCCGTGAATCCCGGTGCTAAATGTCGCCGTCAGTCCGTCATAGGTGTCGTTGCCGGTCGTGCCGTTGACATAGACGGTGAGCGGCGCGTTCAAATAGGTTGGCTGGCCCGAGGCCCCGGCGCTGGTCTGCGCCCACACCGTGCGGAACGATGTGCCATCAAACAGAAAACAGACATAGGAGCCTGCCGTCAGGTCGCCAGCGGCGAGCGCGGTTACGCCGTCAGAGCGAACGACCGGCACATAGCCGAGTGAATTAAGATTGAGCGCGCTCGCGCCGGTGTTGGTGACATTGATCTTGAGGACAACGGTCAGGCCCTCGAAATAGCTGCCGGGACTCGGGATCAGGTTTGCGGAATAGGAATTGGCGATGCCGCTGTCGTGCTTGAAATTTAACTGACAACTCTGGATCGCCTTCGCCAGTTGATGCAAGTCGGCATCGGTCGGCGGGATGCCGGCGTCGGCGATCGTGTTGACGATCTCGCGTTGCGGATTTTCGATGGACGCGGCGGGCGGGATCGAGCCCATCGTCCCGGTCGACGGGTTGCCATTCGTGTAACTGGCGTTCGGATCAGACAAGCCGAAAGGTTGCTCGTATTTCATCGCGCGTCCTCGTTACGGTGTGCCGGCCATTGGATCACCGGGATTGCTCAGGCCGGAATAGTCAAAGATGATTTGCGTATGCGCGGGTTTCAGGCGACCGAGCAAACATTCAAGGTCGTCGGCAATGCCGATCCGCAAATGCGGATCGACGCCGCATTGACCGGACGCGCAACGAAACCAGGTCAGCTTTGCCTGGTCGACGTGAACGGTCCAAAAAAAGCGGTTGGTGTCAGGCCCGAGTCCGTAATACGGCCATTCGGAAAGCGCGCCGTCGGCGACCGGCGCGTCGCCGCGCGCGTTCATGATCGGGACGCCCCACTCGTTGAGCATCGGGTCGGGCGGCACGATGCCATAGACGCGGGCGTCGCCGACGCGGTCGAGGCCGACGACAAACGTCCGGTATTCGGTGATCGTAATGTGATAGCCGATTTGCGCGGCGATGCTGATAAAGAACTCGCGCGATTGCGCGCCGAGCATCGTCATCCGCATCACAAGCGCGAGCCGGCGCTCGCCGACGGATTGCGGTGCGGTGTAACAAGGATCGGGCAAGCCAAACGCGCGTTCCCAATCGGGCAAGAGCTCGATCGTTAAGCGCGGATCGCTTTCGGTTTCCAGCAAATCCGCGGCGCGGCCGTCGACGTCGCCCCACACTTGCGAGAGGCCGCCGACGAGCGCCATCAACGTCGAATCGTATTCGCGCGGCCAGGCCGGCCCGGTCGGCAATAGCGCCGCCAGGGCGTCGACGTAGTCGTCGCCGCTCCGTCGCACATGCCTGTCGGTCATTAGTCGTAAAGAATGGTGCCGAGCACCGCCATGTAGCCGGGCGCCGGCATGACCAGGTCGTCAAGCGTCAGCGTATGGTGATCCTCGCCGACGGCGTTTGACACCGCCTCGTCGACCCATGAGCGATAGATCGTTTGCCCCGGCGCCGCCTTGATAAACAGCATATTGCGAATCGATTGCTCGATCGCCGCGCGCGTCGCCTCGGTGTCGACGGCGAGGTTGGTAATCGTCAGGTCGAGGAATTGCTTGATCGGCGCCATGACGTAGCAATCCTTGACCGTCACCGGGCGTTTTTGTTCGATGTATGTATCGACGGTCGCAATATCGTCGGGCGTCGGCCATCCGTCATCGCTGGCGCGCAAGTCGTCCATCAAAAAACGCACCGTCATGGTGCCCGGTCCTTGCTCGGGGAACGCCCATGCGCGCGTGACGCCGGGGACCTGTTTCGCCCATGCGACATAATCGTACGCGGCGCCGCCCATTGGCGGCTGCTGGATACGCTCAAGCACGCGCTCGCGGAGCTCGTCGTCGCTTTCGATATCGACGCCGCCGTCCATCGTGACGACGGTCACCGCGCCGTCGATGCCGGCGATCGCGTTGACAAAGGCGAGGCTCGAGCCCTGGTCGAGATTGCCGGCAATGCCAGGATCAACGGCGCGGACGTCGACCGGCGTCGGCCCGGTGCCGACGGTGATTTGCGCGAGCGTCTCGTAAAGCACGCCGCCGCTAATGCCGCCGGTCAATTGCGTCGCTTGCGGGAGGATCGAGCCGTTGATGCCGGTCGCGGTGACCGAGCCGGATGCGAACGTCGCGGCTTTGCGGCCGTTGC